TTCCACCCACTATTAGCCGAGGTATTTACCACATGGAGCTCTTGAGAAGTCACTTTGTTAAGAAGGTCCTGGGGACCCAGGAGGTTCTCCACCACCCCTATCGTCTTCCCGCGGATAAAGTAAGGGAAATAGGGTACGACAGTAAAGTGCGAGTACGGCGACCAGTCGTCGTGGAGAATGAGGTCCCCTGCTACAACTGTCCAGCGAATGCGGTCTGCTAGCTTCTTGATCGTCGTAATATTGGGGCTGATAGCTAAGTACGCAGCAATCCGGTTCCTATCCCAATCATGAGGAACTGGGCGCATGTCGCCAGTGACGGTGTCTACGAAGAACTCCTGCTTAGTAAGCTCCTTGTGTTGCCACTCTATGACCTGTATGCGCCGCAGACGCCCGGACTGAGGAAGAGGCCCCCAGCCTGTAGACCACTGCTGTCCAAAGCCCTCTGGGTAAAGGGTAAGATCATAGGGCTGAGTAGGAAGGGCAAAGTCATAATCGACATCGTAGAGCAGCTTAATCTGCTCCTTCGACATCCATGTCGTTATCATCACGTCACTCCAGCCGTCAGGGTCGTAGTCCTGAGCGTCAGGGTCAATAAGGACCATACGGGGGTTGAGCTGAGTTATACGTACTTCCCCTCGTAGGGCGTCTGAGAAGTCTAGTCGTACATCAAAAAAGCCTCTGGAAGTGATCAGGCCATCCAAGAAAACATCGCTTCTAACCCAATCCAAACGATTGTTATCAGAAATCTGCATGAATACTTTCGTAAGGGCCGATGCTACCTCGTCGCTAGCATCGGAGGAGCGAGGGGCAAACATAATAGAAGTCCGGTTCCTTATCTGCTCCCCAGCGATATAAGAGAGAGTAGCGATGATCTTATTGATAGTCAGGGCCGGCCGCCTAGTGGCATTGAGGGCTTGTAAGTCTTTATCCTGCCACTGCGAGCCTATAAAGTACTTCTCACAAGTAGCAGCCTTCTCTACAAAGTCCCTATGCCCGTTGTAAAAGATATACCGGTACCGGTTCCAGACGTCGCTAGCTTGCTGCGTCACTTCGCAACTCCGCGTGCTTTTTCAAAACTCCTCGCCCCGGTGTAGCCAAGATAGCCTGCGCCAAATAACCACCATAAATCGCTTGGTATAGCAGCCAGCAAGTCCTTCAAGTTCTTAGCCGCCTGAAACACCTGATCGGGGAACCAGATACCGACGATGGAGCCTACGACCTCCGTGGCGATGATTACGTAGATGAGGTAGAGGAACGTCGGCCTCGCCCTGGAGGTCCAGGGATCGGGGGACTGTGCCTCAGCCAGGATAACTGAAAGCTGAAGCTTCAGCTCTTCGAGCAGCTGCTGGTTCTCTGCCTGCATAAGGGCGAGCTTCGCCTGCTCCCGCGCTTGAGGGTCGGGGATAAGGCGGTCTAGGAGCTTAGCCAGGATAGAGGCGAGCGATAGAGCTTCTTGGATCATAGGCGATTGTGGTGGGTTGTGGGTTAAGCTGCCATATGACTCCCTTTCCCTCCCTGCAGGACCCCTCGCAACCAAGAGGGGGTAGAAGAGGAGCTGGCCTGGGGTCGGGTGCCTGCGGAGGGAGAAGAGGACAGAAGGGCTAGATGAGCTCCCCAGGCCAACGCATCCACTATATCATCATGCACCCCCGCGGGGAATGTCAAGAGCTCCGACTGCGCTTCGGCCAGCCACGGAGCAGAGTGGGGGAAAATGACCCTGCCCTGCTGCATACGGCCCTGAAGAGGACGGGCACGAGCGACCTTGTCGGTCAGGGGCTTAAGCTCCTGGAGGGGGACATATAGACGTTCCTCCCTCTGGCGCTTCTGGAAAAGGGGTTTTATCGACCTCCATATCTGCCCATCCTCGACTCCTAGCAGCACGTAGCGGCGTTGGGACTGGGCACGATAGTGGCGCAATGTGGCCAGTATGGCCTCGATTATGTCGAGCGAGGCAGCCTTGAAGCGCTTGATGTCGGCTACATAGAGCAAGTCCTCGTCGTCCAGCGTCTGGTAGAGGACAGAGATGACAGAGAAGTCGTTCTGCTGCTTCTGCCCGATGGCGAAGTCCACTGTCACCAGGACACGATAAGGGGTCGTAGGGGACAGGGTAGGGGTGTCAGAGGGGCAGTACTTGAACATCTCGCGGGTGAAGATAGCTCCCTCCTCTGGAGAGGGGCGCTGCTGGTACAACGAGGCCCAGAGACGGGGCTGTAGCGTGGCCCGTATAGCCTCGAGCTGGGGCTTGTCGTACCGCTCAGGGTGCAAGGGGTCCCCCGGCTGCCGAAGGAGAGTAAGAGTAGGGTCCTGCAAGGGGACGGTTGAGGTCACCAGCTCTCGCGTATGCGTCCAGTACTCGTACTCTTCTGCGAGGGCTGGATACCGGACCACCTTAAACTTATCATGCGCATCGGGGGCTAACAACCGACCCGCCAAGTCATCGTAGTGCCAGCGGGTCTGGATGACAAGGACTCCGCCACCAGGGGCAAGACGTGTGTACGCTGTAGACTGGTACCAGTCCCACAGCTTGTCGCGAATAAGAGACGAGTCCGCTTCCTCTATGTTCTTGATGGGGTCATCGATGATGAGACAATGGGCTCCCAGTCCCGTCTGCCCAGCCGAAACGCCTACGGCTCGATAACTCCCTCCCTGGGTCACGCGCCAGTGATCGACTGCCTTGGACTCCTCGTCCAGGACAGTATGAGGGAAAATGGCCCGGTACTCTGGGGAGCGAACGAGGTCTCGGCAGCGACGGGAGAAGTAGATGGGGAGCTCGGTGTTGTACCCTACTACCATGAACTCCAATGTAGGGTCCTGTCCTAAGGCCCAGGCGGGGAAGTAGACAGAAGCCAACGTAGATTTCCCTGTCCTGGGGGGCATTAGGAGCATAAGACGGGGGGATTTTTGAGCTTTGACCTCAGAGAAGAACCACTGCAGTCTAAGGGCTATGTCCTCATGTACCCAGCCAGCTTTGTAAGTGGGAAAAAAGGCCTTCACGAAGTGCAAAAGGCCCCGCCTGCAAAGTAGACGAAGAGCAAGTACACGCTCTATTTCTTTAAGATTCCTCGCCTTCACCTTGTGGTCTTCCGGGGGCTTCGGAGTCTTCCGGTTCAGGGAGGGAGGCAGAGGGGGTAATGGGGAGGACATCAATGGGCTCCTGAGCGTCTGACTCTTCTACTAGACGTAATAATACCTCATCTGGTAGCTCACGTAGTCTATTATAGAGGGCTGAAGCGTCGACGGAAAGGGAAATTTCCTTCTTTTCAGGCTCATAATACCCGCACATCCGACCTATTTCCCGCCAACCTGCGATCATTGCAGACGGATCTGCTTGGATCTTCGCAAGCTCTATAGCTTCGAGAAACCCCTCCAGCACTCGCTTACGGGAGATTCCGGACGCTTTTGCCAGCATCTTTTGTTCATGCTCGCAGGCGGCTATCAGTTTGTCCGTCAGCTTCTTTACACCCGTCTCTCGTAGGGCGGTGCGAATAGGAACCCGTTGCCGTACAACGAGCAGAACAAAGCGCCGCTCTTCGGGAGTTAGGTCAGCAAAATGCTCCTCCCATGGGAGGAGCATTTTTTCTAGGATTTCTAGTTTGTTGAGTTGGTCGGAGATAGACAAAGTTAGGCTTCCGTCCCTTCAGTTTCTTCCATTCCTTCCCCTTTCTTTTTAGCAACAACGTACGCCACCATCGTTTTGGGATCAAATCCTGGGGCATAGCGGATATCGACGATAGCAGGAAGATCCGCTTTCAGTTTCCCGTCTGTGGCCAATTCGATTTGGTATTGACGCAAGATTGGGATTTGATCCTTCCAGGTTTTGACAGATTGGGTATTTAAACCTAGCGCACGGGCAAGTTTGTGTAGAGACCCAAAGTAAGATACAGCTTCGTTTAGAGTCATGATAAATCTCCTGTGTTGTTTATGAAGGCAGATTTAACATAGCAGATAGTTGATTGGGGTGCAAGGGATTTGGGGGATAAGAAGATAAGAGTTATGCAAGCTAAGAGTTATGCAAGCTAAAAACCAGAAAATTTTGCCATAAATTACTGAGACAAGTTGGGGGTGCGCCCTGCCAAGACGGTATCCCGTTCCCCTTTTCAGCGCCGTGCCGAAAAAGGGAACCCCTACCACCCCTGAGCGCCGTGCCACTATCAACCCCCGCTCGCTCCGCTCCGCTCGCTGCGCTCGCTCCGCTCCGCTCGCACAATACCGCTTCGTGAGCGCCCTTCCATCCCTGAGGCGCATAAAACGCCGCGCTTCGCGCGGCGAAAGGATTAACAAAAAGTGAGGTTGGTTAGAAAAACCAGCCGGGTTTAAAGTAAAACTTGTATAGGAGTAAAACGATGAGCAACAAAAACGAAAAAGAGATCACCGGAACGACTGAGGCGTTGCTGGCAATGCTACTCGAAGAATTGCCAGCAATAACCACCCGCCAAATCGGGAACAGTGCACTCTCGGTAGGATTCGGGGCCCTCTGCCGGGCCTTAAAAAGCCCGGAAGGGTCCGAAGCCAAGGAGGAAGCTCTCCGTATAGCCGAATCCGCAGCGGCGTGGTACAAGGCGGCCTGGGACCGTCACGACACGCTCCCGCCGAGGGAGCAATTATTTGCCGACCCCCAGAAAATGGGGGATCGGATTAACTTCCTCCTGAAGCAGGAAGCTCCTCAGGAGGAGCCAGATGAGGAGTATCTGGCGGCTATTGGGGTAACCCCCCAAGAATACAAGGAAGTGGGGGAGGAAGAAGACAGGAAATGGAAATCCTGGCTTGCGGAAAACAGAGCCACCATCGAACAGGAATGGAACCAAATGGTGGCTTCTGTGCCATACACTCGTGAAGTCGACCTCACGAGTGTGCAACTGGGCACAGGCCCACAATGGGGAGTAGCCTCAGCAAGGATAGCTATGATTTTCGTTACAAAGCATTTAACGAAAATCAGAAAGCAACGCATCAAGGCGTTGAAAAACGGCTGGCAGGATGCCGGCGGTGAAATCAAACTATTAACCAAGGTCGAGAAAGCCTTGGTGGTAGCAATACGGAGGGAAAGGGAGGACGACGAAAACTACTAATCCCTCCGTCTCAAAAAAGGGGAGCACAAGGATGTGCTCCCTTTCTTTTTGTCTGCTCGACTACAAACCCGAACGCCTATGCTCGCTTCGCTCGCTAAAGGCTCGCTCCGCTCGTAACAAAGACGCTCGCTTCGCTCGCTAAAGGCTCGCTCCGCTCGCCGTTTTTAAAAAACAAAAAATAAAAAAGATATGGGCACAAACAAAAACACAAGCAAACAAAAAGCACAAACAAAAAGACATGGGCGGGATATAAAAACAAAAATAAAAAGGATTTAAGTAAAAAAGATAAAAAGGATTTGAGTGAAATAGATTTGAGTAAAAAGAAACGAAAAGAATTTAGATGAAAGGAATTTGGGTGAAAGAGATGAAAGGGATTTGAATGAAAAGGATTTGAATGAAAAGGA